TGTCGGAAATGGCATCTAAGTATTTGGGTAACTATTTTAATACGTTTACTGTGGGTGCGGGTGTACTTAAAGACGTGGTAGCTACTCTTGACCCAGAGATGCGGGTTGTTGCAGACAATACTGACGTAGAGTTTTGGCCTTATGTATTTAAGCAAGCTACACGTTCTTTCCCACGTGAAATAACAGGGGAAGAGAGTTACTTCTTGGGTAGGGATGCACTTAAAAGCCCCACAAGAAGTGAGCCTATTCGTATCATGAATCCGTTTATGCGTCAGCT